TATGGATTGAGCTGCTGCCCCTTTTGTTCCGCCAAGGGTTAAAGCTTTATTCATCAGCTCAGACAATCTAATAGCAGCTTGGGTACTCATTCCGTACTCACTCATAGCTGCTTTCATTTGTACAACCGATTCTAATGTATCCTCATAAGAAGAGCGGGTATCCATTGCGCTTCTGGTTATCAATTGCTGTATATCATAAACGTTTTCGCCCTCACCAAGCATTGCTCTTAATCTTGATTGCTGGTCTGTCATATTTGAAATTTCGGTCAATTGATTAGGAATTGCTCCAACCATTTTTTTAGTTAATTCCAAGGCTTGGTTAGCAACCACTATTCCTGCTTTCCATTTACTGAATCCAGAACCTACATTATCTACTTTTGGGGATATTTCATCTAAATTATTATTAAATTTGTCAAGAGCTTCGGAGGCCGCTTGAACATCCTTTTGTGCCTTACGGAAAGCTGAATTGCTAACATGGTCAACCGCTGCCATAGCATCAACAGTTGATTGTAGAGCTTTGATAATACTTCTTAATACTGGGGTCATTTTATCCTGCATTGTTATAGTATTACTTATCGTTGCCATTAGCGTTTGCGACCTCCTTTTCTTCTTAATTTAGAATTTTGTTTCTTTTCTTCTGCCAATCTTTCATCTATCATAGCTATCACTAATGCTTTTTCTTTTCTGGGAAGGGCGGCAAATCCTTTGTCACTTCCAGAATAAGGCCATTTGTGAAACTTGTGTAATGCATAATATGCGTACCAAGTTTCGCCGTCCCCTTCCCTTAGGAGTTTTTTTGCCTCTTCCACCTCATCCTCAAACTCTTTATCAAATCCTGATAAGATTGAAATTTGCTGAGCTAACTCCGAAATTTCGCCTGCAAGTAAGCTCTTATATAAGAACTGTTCAGGTGTTTGACAACCTGCTTTCTTGATGCTTTCGGCATCTCTAAAGTTTGGTTCTAAAGTATGATTTAGAACAACCAACTCATTAAACTTTTTACTATCAAATTCCACCTTTTTCTTGTGACCTATTTTAGTGGACAATTTTTGGTATTCTGCAAATTCTGGGCCAGTCATTCCCTTAATCCTAAATGGGAATTTCGCAAGCCTTGGTGATACAATCACTTCTTTTGTAAGATTATCCACTGGATTTTCAATTAAAAAATCTAATAATGAACTCATTTATATTCCTCCTTTTATATTACTGGATTTCCAAAACTATCTAAAATATCAAAATCATCAAATGTAAAATCAATATCTTCTTCCAATACATCTGATTCTGTATCAAGACTTGCTAAAATTACACTATCAATATTACAATTATATAATACTACTGTTTGTTTACCGACAGTTGAGGTTGGGTCATCATTAACGACAGTAATATTAAAATAAGTGTCTTTACCTGTTTTTGCATATTTAGCGGCCATTTGTCTAAATTTTGAAGTTACATAATATAAAGTCATAGTTCCGCTACCAGACCATCCAACCCCTTTATGCTGAACCCCTCTTTTACCAAGAGTTTTTACTTCAGCTTTATTTTTTTCAAAAGTGGCTTCAATAGTTTTAATATAAAACATATCTTCAACGCTTCCGTCAATAACTGCTGTTGCTTTTCCTTCTTGTCCACTAATTGTATCTCCTGCTCTTAAAAACATTTATATTTCCTCCTCTCATTAACCGACCATTACAGTCATATATAATTTTTCCATTGAATCTACTGGCTGAACCGCTAAATCAACCACTACAGAATCAATTGCTTCTCCTGCATATATTTGAATATCGGTACTTGCATCAAAATTCTGTATAGCCGCAATATTTTGAAGGGTATTAAGATAATTAATAACATCTGATTTAAAAACATTTCTTCCATCATCATTATTATTTACTTTACCAATATAACTTCTTTCAAATAATAATGATATAGAATTATTAATTTCATCTAATGTTCTAATAACTCTATTTTTGCTAAATTCATATCCCTTTTCAGGAGTGAATGTATGAAGTGTATTGATATCTTGCTCCACTACTACTGCTCCATCTTGTCTTGTAGATAATACGAATTTACCATTTTTAAGAGCTTCTATTATTTCTTCATTTCCATATGGAGTTACTCCATCTGGATATACAATAGATACCGCCCCTGGAATTACTTTATAAGTGTTTGATTCATTAACATTAGCTCCGGCAGTTAATCCTGCTACATAAGCTACGAAAGTTGTAGGCGAAACCGTTTCATTTACCGTTTTATATCCTTGAGATACAGAAATTATTCCTTCATAATCTGCATCTGCATTATATAAAACAGCTTGAACTTTTTTACCTAAATTATCTCTTTGATTTTTGATGAAATTAATGAAATTTTGATTTTGAGATGGAACGTTTTGAGGAATTGCCATAACATTCCAATTATATGATTTAATTACATTAAGGTAATTTGCGTAGGTTGCTTCTGATATTGTTCCATTTGTTCCTCCAGTTAAGGTAACTCCTGCATTTGCTAATACATTACCAGTACCGCTAAATACCACCCAATCATTATCATTAAGTTCATCAATAGTAGTTACCGTTTGTCTATCTCTTTCTACACCTCTAAATATAGTTATTACATCAAATGCTCCGGCTGTCTCATTCTCTACTACCGATACTGCTATTTCATTTCCTATAATACCAGGATATTTAGCAGTTGCTGTTAATGGAGCTAATGACGCAGTAGCTTTTGTTCCTCCTGTATCAAGCCTGTAAACAATTGCTTTATAAGCATTTTTTAATGCTTCTCTAAATATTTGAGATTCTTCATCGAAAGCAGTATATCCTATTTTTGCTAAGCTTTTTCCATCAATTAAATCTGTGCTTAATAATTCTGTAATTTCTCCTCCCCAACTCATAGGTACAGGCATTGTCATTATACCTCTTGTACCAATATTAGAAGTTGGTTTTGGCACCCCTTTAAAATTAATATAAGCTCCAGGTCTAATTTTATTTTGTGTTAAAAATGTTCCTCCTGCCATTCATATTCCTCCTTTACTTTAATCATTTTCCAACTTTTACATTTCCTAACCAACCATCGGTTAAGAAATAAATTGTTTCTGGATTTTTTGTTGGTATAGCATCATATTGAGCTTTTGTACCCATCCAAACTTTT